GTTGAAAGCCGTAGCGTTGATGCTGTTGCCAGGCCGGTTGGTGCATAATTGTCGGCATCCGCAGTAATTTGTGTTGGCGAAATATCCCCAGGAATGCTGATATTTTCTGTTAATGCGTCTAACGTTACAGCAGCACCCGCGCCACCATCGGTGCGTTTCATATTAACGCCAGCCGTTAGCACGCGCTCATTTGATAAGGTCGCATCCGTGGCCATCGTCACATATTGCGCTGTCGTTGATGCTGAGTCGGTTACCAGGATCACCCCGAACGAGGTATGCTCACCACTTTTCACATTAAGACTAGCACCAGAATCCTGATAAATTTCCAGCTCAAACGTATCCCCAGCGCTCACAGCGATAGGTGGACTACTAATGACTACGCCCAACTCCTGGCCACCAAAGGCCGGATTATTCATCGGAATATTGAGATAGGTGAGTCCATATGCAATGGCGTTATTTTTTAACACCCGGATACGCAGGTTAGGAATCACAGCCGTAGCAATGCGGATTTGGCCAAAAACCATTGCTTTCGTGATACCGCTCGGCACAGTGATCGCTGTCCCCGAGGACCACATGGCATCCGTGTCGTAGATTTCTGCCTGCCAAGTGATTTTGGTCGCGGTTGCGGTGGCTATCGTTTGATCGGCTGTTCGCCGGAGCAAGGCCCCGCGCGCCAGGCCTAGAGCGCCACCAGGAGCATCAACAGCTTCTACCCCATCCTCTGTCGCCTTCACCGCAATAAACTTTTGGGCATTGCCCGCATAACTAGCAAACGTATCGGTTAAGTCAGTAAAGGCCCCGCTTGTTCCTGCCGTAAATTCTAAGCCGGTCTCCCCCGCATTAACGCGGACGTATTTCAAGGCATCGCCTGCGTAGCTTGCGGGGACATCTCCAAGGTCGATAAAGTCAGTCGCTCCGCCAGATGATGGGCCAAACTCCAGGCCATCCTCCGTGCCATTGACGACAACAGACTCCCCAGCATGCCCAGTATATGTCGCCTCGGTTACATCACTCAGCCCAAGAAATGTGCCCGATGTCGGGTCAACCTGCCAGGCAGAGCCATCCCAGTACACGCCAAGATTCTCGTCTTGGACGTACACTTTCCAGCCTTCATCCGGGGTATGAAATTTCCACTGTGCGCTGATATACACGGCGACAGCGTTATCATGCCCAGCCCATGCGCCCGTCCCTGTCGCTTTCACAAGATAAGCATCCCCACTAGCAGGAGATCCGGGCGGCGTACTTAAATCGCGGTCTAGTACATTGCTCTGGACAAGCACATCGTAGGCATCTAGAGCTTCATTGTGCGTGATGTACTTTGACGCCTGGTTTTCGGCAATATACGGAACGACTAAACGCGGGGTATCAGCCATAGTTCCCTCCTAAACAGTGGCGTCACGCGCAAAGCCGCGTCCCACAATAGCGGATAGTTGATAGAGTTTTAGCACTATGGGGTCCCCTGGTGTTAGTCCATCCGTAGTCTGCTCAGCCGCTGTGTAGCTCGCCGTAGCACTCGTTGCAGTGATAGTACGAACAACGCTGCCGCTATCATAAATATCAAGCTCATACGACTCGCTCGTCTCTCCCAATGGGACATCGACATAATCCCTCCATTCTCCGAATACCCGCGTCCGGCGTATCCAGGTAATAGTCAGGTTGTTGCTGCCATCCCGCTCGCCGACTACATGATCCGGCGCATATGGCCACAGCCCTTTTGCCGTGTTGACGAAGGGAATCGCCGCGGCAGTACTAATCTGCTGCCCAAAGGTTACGGCCTTATACCACCGGGTGACGCCGATATCCCCGCTGCCTGGGCGGATACGGCGCAAACGGTTCTGGTCAAGAATGACAAAACGCTCGCCGGCGCTATGGCTGGCAGTCTGCGTGTCAGTGCCTCGCCTACCACGGAGCAGATTGGATAATTCCCATATGGTCGCACTAATTTGAGTAGCCGTGCCATACTGGATGATTTCATCCCCCAGCAAGGCCGGGTTTGCCCCGTCAAGTAGTTCTGCATCGGAGACGCTGGCCAGAGCATAGGGGAAGGCTAACCGCACCTGCACGCTGTGGCCACGATCAAAGACATAGGGAGACCCATCTCCTAGCGCCGTAACCGCAGCGCCATATACGAGCGGGCTGCGAATCGATTCGACCTGCGTATAGGTGGCCCCATCGACACTCCGATAAATTGCTGCGCCAGGCCAGGTCGTCCCGGATCCGGCAGGCGCTGCCCCAATATAAAAACCATCGTCATCATCGGTGTCGCGTAGCAAGGGAATATCCAACAAAAACACTTGACTGCTTGCGGCTACATTGATGACTTGCGGCACAACGCCTATCGGATTATTCACAACGCTTTCGCTGTCAATGTAGGCGTTTGGATCATAGCGAACGCCATGGACTTCGATAATTAGGTTCGCGCCAACGTCTACCCGCAGCACACGCATAAGATATATGCGGCTCTTGTAGGTCACACGGAGAATATCCGAAGGCTCAACAAGAAGGTTCCCGTGATGGGTAAAGCACGTATATTCCTGGAATAATGACCAACGCTCAAACACTAGGCGCTCGGCCAGCCGTTGTGCAAAAGCTTTTTTTAATACGATCGGCGTACTATATGTTTCTTCGCGGCTAATGCCTAAGACGTTCGTCCGCCGCCGCATTGCCGCCGTATCTTGCTCATACTCGGTGTCCGGGTTCACAAAGTTCAAATAAATCCGCACCGGCAAGTTGAGCTTATCTACCATCATCACGTCAAATGGCTCTGCATCATTCTCCCCTGGCTCTCGGGCACCTAGATCATCAATCGTCCAATCTGCGACTGGGCTGCGAGGCCCACGCATGAGAAACTCAATTACCCAATCATTCTGTCGCACATCAATCTGATAAGCTTGCAGTAAGGGCAATAAATTACTGGCTGCGCCTGTCTGACGAGTAAAGGAATAGCCTTGCAAGGTCCCTATGACGCCACTCACGTTGAAGTCAGCGGCATCGTATCCCGTTTGCAGCATGATGCCTTCGATGACATCCGCGACGAGCACGCCAGGATAATTAATCCGGTGTAGGTAATATTTCGCAAAGCCGGTAAAGGTTTCAATAACCCATACGGCGTCCATGCGTTCATCGTAAATCGCGCCATAAATATGCGGACTTACAGTAAAGCCCAAAGCCACAAGATCGTAGGTGGCCTGGATGGAAAAGGTGCTCACATTAAATTGGACGAAGGTTTGGAAATCCTGGCTGTACCACAGGCTCCCACCGACAATGCCCCGGCGAAAAGATTTGACTTTTGTTCCCTGCATGATGATTCCGGTAACCGTATCAACCACTGTATTGGTATCAAGGGAAAATTTCGCAAGCCGCGTCTGTGTTAAGTCATTGGGGTCTGCGCCATGCACTACAAGACAATTACTGGCGGGGTCGTACGCCAATAACGTCCCGCTGGCGAGGTCGGCAGAAATATCAACTGACGACATGCTGTAATTATCAGGGTCAATCCGTACAAGATACGTACTGATACCGAGTATCCAATTTGCTGGAGAGCATACTGCCCAGCATTCTTCGCCGACAGTCACTACTTGCCAGGGGACTCCCGGCATAAGAAAATCCGCTTGATATTCTAAGCCATCCCGTTTTCCGCCCGAGACCCGAATCGTCTCCGCAGGGCGATTAAACAAATAGATTTTGTAATCTGCTGGTGCATTGCCCCAACAGGCAAAATAGGCAAATCGCGGCGTGGTAATCACGCTTTGCAAGGCGCCGATGGTTTGCAAAAAAATAACGCCATTGACATCGACATGCCCCACCTGACGGATTGATAAGCCTACGGGTTCACGTTCAACGGCATAGATATATCCCGCTGGCCCAACCGCTGCGGTATAAATCGATTGATCTTCCGCGATCCAATATTGATTCGCATCACCATAATTGATGGGGCTAAATGGAGAAAACTGCAACCATTCTTCATCGGAAGGCAATTGCCCTGATTGGAGAATCGTATTGGCCACGCCGTCGATTACATGATAATACCCCCAGCCACTAAAGGAGTATAGGCGCTCATGTATGGGGTCAAGCAAAAGCGAGTCAATTTGTAAATTCGTGGCCGGCACAAAATCGACTTTTGGTGAAGCATTTGTTTTTGCCTTCAACACTTCTGCAAAAACACTGGGACGCCGGTTCCCATACGTCGCTAGTGGTAAATCCTCAAATTCAATTTTGCACAGGCCGCGATAGGCTGGCACTTTACCTTTCCCAAAATATGCTTCTTCGAGCGGGGAAGGCATTTGTGATTCATCGCCTAGATAAATCCGCATTTTGCTTTGCACAGTATCCAGGTTTGCTAAAATCTCATCCCGCTGCTTATCCCGCTCATCATCTGAGAGATTGCCAACGGGATCAATAATTTCATCAAGGATGCGTTGAGCAAGCTGCAAATTAGTTGCCGAAACATCATAGATAAGATGTTGGTCAAGCCATACTTTCCGAACAGCGGTCACTGGACCGGCGCATATGCCCCATCCAAAGGACACATAATATCGAGTGAGTGCAGCTGCGCTCGCTCCATCACCACCTTTGCCTGAGTTTGGGTCTTCTAAATCTTCTTCTAGGGGACTCGTCCAGATCATGTTGCCTGGAATTTTATCCCCACCCCAAACATGTATAATCGGCTTACCATAGGAACTATCAGCTATCCGCTTATCAATATGACTTGGCTGCTTGGCAGCTTGGTCTGGGAATATCGCAGCCCCGACAACACTCCCAATGGCATATCCTGCCTTTGCACCAAGCTGGATCGCCTGAGGATTCCCATTAGAAAGATACCCGGCGGCAACTGCCCCAACGACAGCTAGCCCAGTTGACAATCCCTGCTTCGCTGACACTTATTTTTCCTCCCATCCAGGAGGAGCATATACAGCGCGAAGCCTATGCGCCCAAAAACCACGCAAAGCATGCTCTTGTACTTTGCGCTTCGAGCGGGGACTGGAATCATGGGCGCTATCAACACTATGAATCATTGCAACGCTGTCGCCATCAGGGAACAAGAGCGCCACATGTGTGGGTTGTGTGCCATCACAAAGAAAGACGCCTACTGCGCCAGCAAGGTAGGGGGGTAAAGCCTTAACAAGATACTGCCCTATAATGCGTTGCATCACTTGCCCAACGCCTTGACGTTTATAGCCGGTATAATCCCATCCCTGAGGCAGCCCTAAATGTTGCAGCACGCCAGCCTCGCGATACACCTCAAGCACCAGGCCAATGCAATCAACACCAATCCCTTTCAGGCGCCCTTGGTGCTGAAAGGGTGTCCCGAGCCAGCTTTGCGCAATAGCATAGAGGGTACCCATTATGGCGCCTCCGGTGTGCGCAAGAAGGTTTCTAGCCCTGGCAAGTGTGGCTCCCCACGAAAAAACACAATATTGTGAAATTTATAAATGCACGTATCGCGCTGCTTATCACAGCCTACGGTTAATCGTAATGTATCGCCGACCTGGATTGGTGACCATGGTGGCTCAAAGAGCGTAATCGTGCTGACGGACTTATCAAACATCTTAATCTGGGCAATATCCCCAGCATTATCACCGGTCAGCCATTGGGTTGTGCCAAAGGCGAAATAGGTATTCCAAGGAAAGGCAATGTTTCCACCAGGCGGTACTGGATCAAAATCGCTAAGGTCGGGGGAAACTGTAAACTGCTGCGTGATTGGCTCGCCATAGACCGCTACTGCTACGCCAGTTACCTCGCAATCTACAATATAAGCAAGCTCCGTGGTCCAGACAACCGTTCCATCAGCTGTTGTTGCGCCTAATGCAGGATTCCACGCTGGCTCTGATCCCCCTGTCACTCCAGTCGTCGTGCAGCGAAATTGCCGTGTAGGGTAAGCATTTGCCGATGCGGTAACAATTTGGCCACGGGTATATGTTGTCAGTTGAGAGACAGCCATCCCAGGAGTCCAGGTTAATGGCGTCAAGGCTACCTGGCAACGGCTATCCCCCAGGTCCGCACGGCATTCCGGGCTATAGTTCTCGCCGATATCTTGTTGCAATAAAGATCGAAGATCTTGACACTGCAAGACATAATTGTCTCGGTGCAATGTAAGTGGACCAATATATCCCCGTAACCCTTTAATGATGCCCATCGTTAAGTCGGACCAATTCACCCAGAAAAATTTAACGCCAGCCCGAAGAAACTTCCCGGTTAAAATATCATGCTCTGTAATGCGGTCATCAAAAAAGAGAAACTGCAAGTCTATATTGTCCGCGTTTAAACCTTCCGTGGCGCTAAGCGCAGTATTGCTAAAACCATCAACGCTGTAGTAGGTCACATCACCCAGGCCATCGGCATTAATCACCAGATCCTGGTCGTGCGCCGTGAAGCCAAAGACTTCTCCGTCCAGACGCGTGACTTTACAGCAAGGCACCAGCGTGGTGTCATCCTGGGCAAGATGCGTAGCCATGTCAATGGAGATAGTTTTCATGGACGCTTCAGCTCCACGATGGGGATACGCAGTGAGCGTGTATTATAGGTATCAAAAGTCGTTGGCAACTCTTTCACATCATATCGCGCGGGCTTATCAAAAATCCCTGTCCCCGACACTTCAACGCCATTCCCTGGAGGTGTATCAAACGTCACAATGCCAGTATTATAGTCAAGGGTATAGTCAACCCCCTCGTTTTGCGGGATACCATCAAGCATGATGATGACCGTGGTCGCCCGTGGGAGATAGATGGTTTTGGTGTATGGGTTGACATTGAGCGAATAGCGCTTGACGAGTTGGAAATCAACCTCTACGCCATCGCCAGTACCTAGAAATTCATCAGTAAACTGGTAATCTCCCCAGTCACGAATGCGGAAAGAGTGCAGGCGTCCACGGTGAGCATGAAAATGCTCCAAGACTACATATGCTTGGGCATCTGTCTTAATGCCATAGGTCACATCCCAGGTGGCACGATCTTGAGCCCAAGGGAGATTGCGTTTTTCGTGTCCACTATCAAGGATGGTCACAGAGACTTCCCAGCCTGGGCCAGTATTGGAGCCATAAGAGATATCGTCCGGGAAGGGGAAGGCGGATACGGTCATTTATTGCCTCCCTAATGCTTGATGAGCCTTGGCCATAATTTGCCGCTGTGAGCTGCGGAAACCTGTCACATCCGGCGTGCTGACATTAAAAACCACAGTAGTGCCGCCTTGAATATCGCCGCCCCGCATTTCCACAGGGATTTTACCGCTGGGCACGGGGACATACGCTTCAGGCGTGCTGCCTTCGCCAAAAAGCGCTGCCTGTGGGCCATACGCAATGCCGCCCCAAGAATAACGGCGCACAGGGATTCTGTGCCCAAGGACATCATCGACACTCTCCCGAAGTGGCACGCGACCATGCGCTGTCATAATGCCGCCATCGGCAAAAGAGGTCATGCGGATACTCTCAGCGTGTGACATAATGCGTCCAGTGGTCCTGGGGATAAAGAGTTCTGGGCCTTTCTCCCCCACCCAAACCGGACGATTCACTGGGGGGTACCCGCCTTCCGCGAATCCAGCAGCGCCCTCTGATGCACCTGTGGGATTAAAACCGCCATTTCCGCTTCCTCCGCCTATCTTACTTGCTCCCCCCAAGAGCCCCATAACCGTATCAATCCATCCACCTTCTTTTGTTGCCTGCCCTGCTGCCCACTGGATCAGTGAGCTAGCAAAACTCGTAGAAGCTTGCGCAAAAGTCTGTGTGCCAGTAGCGAAATTGGAAGCTGCTGTCCCAAATGCATACACACTCTGAGCAAAAGCATTATCGGTAGTAGCTTGTGCGGCATTGGCAGCCTGAGGCTGTTGCGGGGATGTAGCATCGCCGGTCGTGTCTAAACGGGTGGCGATTTCCGCAAAAGAAGATCTATTTGCTGGCTGGGAGCCTATATCTGGAGGCGCTCCTGGCAATCCCTCTGGCGCAACTGGTGGCGGCGTACCCGTCATTGAGGCGACGGCAGTGGCAAAGGTTTGCACGCTTTGAGAAAAGAGCGTGCTCGATTGCAGAGAAGTTGTTGCAATCGCCTGTGTATCGCTCCCCACGGGCGAGGCACTAAGTGGGGCATTCGCTGTTTGCGCAGGCGGTACTCCTGGCGCAGGAATACGATAGGGAGGAATAGTTTTCCATCCCTCTTGCTCGGAGATCTTCTGTGCCGCACCTTGCCGATATTCACGGATTTCTTTTTGAGTTGGGCTTTTTGGAGCTTCTGCTTGTTTATCAGCACCCCATAACCAGCCAAAAGCTTTTTCGAGCGGTGAAACCATAAGCTTTTTCGATTGTTCCCAATTTTTCCCTTCCGCTCCTTGCTCTAAGGCTGATTGCAGGGGCTTCATGATTAAGCCTTGCAAGGCCCACCGCATAAAATCCCCATGGATATCGCTTAGGAATCGCTTCAAGCTAAAATGCCCCGTTTGCGCAAACTCAGCAATCGCATCTGTCCCACGCTGGAAGGTATTCACAATTTGGTCGCCGAGGTCCTGGAAAGCGCGCTGGTAATCATTTAACTGGCCACCGTCGTCTAATCGCCCAATAAAATTCTCAGGTTTTTCACGGAGCCTGGACACGGCTTCACGGGCTTCATACGGAGTTGCAACTTTACTTTCCGCTGTATCAAGATCTTTACGTGTTGCGATGATCTCATCCTGTAATTTCTTACTGATTTTCATGCTGCGGATGCGCTTTTCCCAGTATTCATCTTCGCTTAGCGTCAACCGTTCAATCTGATCCTGCATTTGTTTTAACAACTCTAAGGCAGGTTTCTCAGCCTCATTTAACTTTTCTTCGCTATCTTTCTGTTTTTCCAACTCAGCGATCACGGTTCGATGCGTGTCGGCTTGCTCAAGCAAAGTCGTAATACGTGCTTTACTTGCTTCAAATCCGTCTACCGTCGCAAGCTTTTCCCGCACCTGAGCTGTTTCATATTCCGACATCGAGCGTCGACCATTCTTCAGAGAATCAATCAGTTTTCCGAAAGCATCGACACGCTCTTCACTAGTAGCAAGGCCCTGGATGGCAGCAGTTTTTTCCCGCACCTGAGCGGCCTCGTATTCATCCATCGCCTTTCCGCCACTTTGCAGAGAGGTAATTAACTGCTCCATGGCTTTCCCACGATTTTCTATTGTGCTCTGCGCAAGCACATCTGCTGCGGAGCCTTCCTTGCCTTCGAGAAGCGAGGTGCGTTCCTGCATGAGGCGCTGGAGTATCTGGGATGTTTCACGGTCCTGGGGGATGCCGGGGGAAACAGTCGACTGCGCCTTTAAGGCTTCGTAGGTGTTCATAATTTTTGGGACATATGCTTGTGTCTGCGCATATGGTGGAATGCCTCCATATCTCTGCACGGCTCCAGGCCCCGCATTATATGCCGCCAACGCAAGACGAACATCATTTCCGAACATATCTAACAGTTTACGAAAATAGGCCATGCCGCCCTGAAGGTTCTGCTCAACATCTAACCGATCAGTGACGCCTACTTCCCGAGCTGTGTCTGGCATTAATTGCATAAGTCCGGCAGCGCGTTCTCCAGATCGTGTCACTGGGCCATGAATGCCCGGCTGGAAATTGGATTCCTGCTGTACGATAGCAGTCACTAAACGCGGGTCAAGATTATGCTGCGGCGCAATCCGCTGGATAGCTTCTGCAATAAGTGGAGGCGCTGGGGAGGGGAAGGCGCCACCGGCTTGCATGGCCGAGGCCGGCAGCTTCTTCAGCAAAGCATCTAATTTTTGCAACCGCATCTCTTGAATCTCAGTCTGCGTTGCCCAACTACTCATAGCCTGTGTTGTTCGGTTGATATCCGCTTCGGCATCGGTCAAAAATTTCCGCAAAGCTGCCGGATCTTTTCGTACGGCAAATGGATCGGTTTCATAGGCCGCAGCTTCAGATTTTAATTTTTCAATAGCAGCCGTATTGTCCGCAGACATCTTCGCAACTAATGCGGGATTTTTCAGCATTTCTGTATTTAAGTCTGCCAATGCCTTCGTATAATCTTTGACATCTTCCTTGGCTTGATCGAATCCCGGCTGCCCTTTCTGCGCACGAAACGCATTGGCATCCAAATCTTTATTCAAGGCAGCGATACGTCCACTAATCGCCTGATTAAAGTTACGCTCTTCTCGGCTTCCTGTCGTTTCTTGAAATCTCTCCCCACTGCTCATGTCAATTCCTTCCAAGGCAAGGAATTGTAGGCGCTCAGTCTCGGTAATTTGCGCACGCAATTTGCGGATTTCTTTGACACGCTCTTCTCGGCGCTGTGGGTCAATTTCTCCACTCCAGAATGGCGACTTCCCGATCTCCCGCTTGTTTATCGCCTCCAGCTCCTGTATCCGAGACAATGCTGTACTTCTATCAAGTGGCTGCTTTGCAAGTCTAGTAATTTCTTCTTTAGGGAGATTGGGAGCTTCCATTTGCATCTTGGCATTAGCTTCCCGCTGCGCTCGTCCCACCCCTGCCAAATCTGCTGCGGCTTTGACCGATTTCTCGCTAATGTCCACCAACCACTGGATGAGCCCGCTCTCGGCAACCGCTGTCTTGATGGCACGGATATCGTTCCCCATGCGGGCCATTGCGGAACCAACTGTTTTCGCAGCATCACTGACTTTGCTTCCCAATTCCTTCTCTACCTGATTGCCGAATTTCTCCACAAATTCAGTAGAAACAATTTGCCCTTGCTCTAGCATTTTGCGCAACGCCGCGGTTGTGGTATCGAATGCTCGTGCGGCAACATTCAGTGCACCTGGAAACCGTTCATTAATCTGATTCATCTCTTCGGCCTGCACAGTGCCCTTGCTTAAAATCTGCTGAAAGGCGAGGAAAGTCCCCTGGACCTGCTCACTGCTTAAGCCAAGCACCCGCATTCCCGCAGTCAATTTTTCAAAAGTAGAGCGGGCTTTATCGCCTTCAAGGACTGTTCCCTTTGTGGCTGCGATAAATCCCGTATAGGAAGGGACGAGCGCACCAAGACTTACGCTCAGTTTGTCAGCGGATTGAGTAAGAAAAGCATATTCAGCAGCACCTTGTGTGGCACTGCCGGTGACGGCATTTAACGAAGTTTTTTGCGCCTCAAGTTGCGATGTGAATTGCACCATCTCTTGTGCGCCAGCCCCAACTTGCTGGAAAAAACTCGTCGCAGTTGTTGCGATGCTAAATCCAAGTGCTCCCTGCAACACATTACTCATAGCGGAGCCAGCACGAGTAACAGCGTCAAAAGACTGTGCTCCACGCTGCCCTAGAGCGGCCAACCCTTGCTCACTATGCTGCGCTGCCATCCCAATAGCCGATAACTCACGGGCAAGCGCCCGTGCTTGTTGTTCCGCTTGTTGAGCTCTCAGGACTAAATCAAGCACGGGCATGAGTGGCTACCTGTTTTTCTTGCTGTGTACCTTGTTGTGTACGCTTGGCGGCTTCACGCTCGGCCATCTTTTCTTGCCAGGCATGGTCTAAGATTTCAATCCCCCAGGTCAGACGCTGCCACTGACTTTGAGCAATATGGTGCAACCGAAGATAGGCTAAGATTTCTGCGTAGGGGATACAGCCTGCTCCCACCATAGATACTGGGCGCCTAGCGGAAAGCGCCCAGAAGATTTCCCAAATATCTTGCAAATCTGGATAAACAGTAATCTCATGCTGGACTTTTTCTAGACGTCTTCCAAGCTGCCGTTCTAAAGGATAAAGCGCTCGGTGTTCCTGCTTGACAGCCTCCGGGATTAATGCCCACCGGAGGCTGTCCCGGAGTTTTTTGCACTATCGGCCTCCTGCCGCAATGGTGGAGCCATTGCGGCAATAAAATCGCGAAAAGCAGAATACCGTAAGTTTTCGCGCACAGTCTCAACATTGTATGGCACATCCACGCCGTTGTGCGTCTGCCCGCGCCAATCAAGGATAACCGTTTCTGCCGTAAGCTCTTGGTCCAGCTCTGCTTGCAAGCGGTCCAACTCTTGTTGTTGAATAAGCGGCAAGGGAGGGGCTTCCTCCAAAAGCACATTTTGATGCCGATGCTGGCGCCGCTGCTCCTCCATCAGTGGCCGATATTTCGGCGTTTGCAGTTTCGCATCCCGTGCTCTCGTCCAAGCTTGCGACCAGAACGGTGCCAGTAAAAAGGCTGGGCCATCCGGGTGGCTAGCATCTTCAGGAATCCACTGTGCATCAGTCGTCACAATTCGGCGAAATTTCGCAAAATCCATGCATCACCTTATGCTGCTATGCTGCGAGTAAATCAACTTGTGCCATATAATCCGTGATGGCGGTCCCGGTAGGCTGAGCCTCCCAGGTAAACGGTGAGCTGAGCGGGCTATCCGGATCGGCAGGCGCCAGCTCATTGGTCGCCAGCTTGACGGACGGAAAGCTAAACACCATGACATTCCCCGCTGCATCATACAATGGCATTACGAACGAGGTTGTCGTGTGGTCAATGTGTTTTTGTCGCAAGGAGCTGTCTTCAAAAAAAGTACGCATTGAGCCATTCGCCATCCAGCGGCCCCAGCCAATAGCTTCTGGCGTAATCGCCATAATGCATCGGTCCACCCGCATATTGGGATTCAACGCAAAGGTTACTTCAATCGGACAATTTGTAGACATCAAGGCACCACCTTCTATGATGGTCCCGACATTCACCCCAGCCACAAGAGAGGGCTCCCCGGACCATGGGGTGTCGCCACTACTAACCGATGATCCACTGCCATAGCAGCGCTCACCCATCATTTCTAAGTCCCCGGTAATGATTTGCCCCGCAGTGATACGAAAGGTCATATTTGACACTCGCATCCCACGTGATGTTTCGTAGTACGGGGTGGTGATATCGGTAATACGGGTTTCCATAAGATAGCTAGGTGGAGAACCGGCATTACGAGCATATTTTCCATCAATGTCAATTGCATTCCCTGCCGATTCTGTCGTCAAATTAGGACTCAGCGTTACCACGCCTGCTGTAGTGATTTTTGCATTTACAACAATTTTTGTTGATGTGACTGATGCTGCACGAAACAAACCGTTGTCTGCTGACGCTGTAAAACCGGAAACCTTAAACCAGGTATTTGGCTTAATGCCCTCAGTCACAAAATTGGTTGTCGTCGAATTGAAGGAGTCATCCGTTGTGCTCGCAGCAATATCGGTCGCGGCAGAAATCGCCACAGTGGTATAGCTGTTGCGCAGCGCCGCAGCCATGGCCCACTGATAGTCGCTAAACGTCAGTTCAAACTGCCCAGTCATTCGGGCTAACTGCTCGGTCTGCACCAGCTGCCCGGCCATCCCGAGCCCGTCCAGGACGTTCGTGCGCACGGTGGTCTTTTCGTGGTTCGGCGCACCGCCCGTGATAGGGATCTGTGTCATCGCAGGAGAGGAGGGGACTTCCGCCCATTGAGTTTCGGGAGCAGTTGCGCGATAGATTTTGTAATAGGTAGATTCAGCGAATGGCATACGACCTCCTAGGCATCAACTAATTGTCGGGAGTACGGACATGTGACAACTACTTTCCACCACTCATGCTCGTCCTGGGCAGAATGCATCTCCGGCACATAACACGTAATCAACCCGCTCGGCTTACTGGCATAAGTCACCTGGAACTGCACCAAGCGAAAAATCGCTGCCAGATTCTCCGCATAGGTACGAGCCAAGATATCCCCATCCAGAGCATGCCGCGGGACAAACACTTCGAGAAATATCACCCCAATAAAACGCAAGCTTGGCGAAGGGCCAAGCGTCACTTGCTCCCCATTCCCATCACGAATACAAACAGCCACATAGCCAGCGCTCAGATTGTCAGCGGGATTGGCCGGCTGATTCTCTAATCGCACGGGTGTTGTTGACCAATTGGCTAAGAGTCGCGCAATAATAGCTTGCCGTTCGGCCACAAAGTTCATACGTGCAATTTCAAAAGCTTGAGTTCCGCAACCGTGATTGCCAACATCCCCTGTGGCGCTTGCTTACTTGTGCCAGTTTCCAAATCTGCAACATAATCAAGATTTGTTGAGATATGGATATCGTCTAATCGTTGTGGCGATGGCGTCAGCGCACCAACTTTGCCAAAGGCAGCTGCTGGCCCATAGTATCCTTCAGGGGGGATGCTTTCGTCTGGCGTCCCCCGACTAATATTCCATGAGGCACGCGCGCGCCCAGTATCTACTGGTGTCCGTTCAAGAATACGGCGAAAAGCTGACATGGTAAGCTGCCGCTGGAACCGATCAATTTGATAGGCCAGCTTTGTGCTTTCGGCTTTTAATTCCACGCTAAACTGCTGTGCATTGCCCATGTTTAGCCCGCCTTGCGAAGATGTAACCACGTCGTGATAGTATCCGGCATTATCCTGACAATCTGATAGACAACCCCGGATCGTGTTACCGTGTCAGTTATTCTCAGCGCCCCGATGGATGCAACGGCTGATGGAGGCAACCCGCAGCGCAGGTCTGTCGGCTGAATCGTGCTGCCATCTACTTCGCGGTAGTCAAAATCTTCAAGAATCGCCTGGACGGCATAGGTTGTCGCACTGCCCTGCGTATATATCCCGGTTGATGTATTCAAAGTGAGGATGCCGGGACGCGTATAGATAACAGCTTCCCAGATGCCGCTGTATTGCGAGTCTACGCTAAAGGTATCAATAATGCCCTGCATTTCCTCAACAAACGACATGGTTAATCCACCCGTATTTTCGCAGGCTTTGATAACAAGGCTTCTTTGATCTTGCCGCTCGGATCCAGCAAAAACACTTGATCAAGATAGCGCAATCGGTCCACCGTGACAGCGCTTTTACTTACGCCCATCTGTGTCCAGCGGGCATCACGCACGCTGGCTAAATGCGCCGCAAGCCAGCGCTCACGTTCTTTCAGAATATCACCCGCGTCAGTGCTTAATGCATTTTGGGTTACAATAAGGTTAGCCGCAACAATAAACGGTGATGTGTCAATTGTCGTTTGGAAGATTTCTTTAACTTCTGCATCACTTACTCGTGCCATGGCGCGCCCCTTACCCTTAGATAAAGAGAGGCATCCCCCAATCTTCCAGTAATACTGTCAGCTCATTACGTTGCTCTGCGGTATCTGCCCCCGCAGCATGCGCGACCAAAAAAGCCAATACTGGTTCTACCAGCTCCTGCTCATTGATAGTAGCCTGCCCCTTGTAAGCACGCTGCACCAATGCGAGCAACTCAGGATTAAGCGTGGAGGCGGGCGGAGAGACAACAGAATCTTCGCCGGAGACCAACTGAAAGCGGTCAGGAAATGCCGCTAATTCCCCTGACGTCACGTCATCAAGCAGTGTCCCCACTGCTAAGCGCACCGGGTCTCCTGCATGTGTAACGGTAAACGTATTGCCATGCACATCGACCGCCTCTTGCACACGGAAAGTCGCTCGAACATGGGTTTTCCCAACGACTTGATAGACTGGCATACAGCCTCACTTTCTAAGCACCGCGTCAAAAAAAAGTATCTCATGACGCGGCATGCATTTTTTAGATTGACGAAATATGCACAATCCCGGACTTGCCGTCCGCTGTCGATTTCACACGTGGCACGAGGCACGCCATAACGATAAACTCGCTGAC